AATAGTTGATTTCTTGCACTCTTCTGCGCTCTCTGTATGTTTTCTATATTTGCTTTATATGCTTCTTTTGACTGGGTTAAAGCGTATTGTCTTCTTCCAGCCTGTCTTTCTAATGCACCAATATCTAAAATATTTATACGATCAATTGATCTACCAGTTCTGCCCGCAGCAGATAACTTACCACTTGACTGTAAATATTTAATTAATGATGTTTCATTGTCTTGGATAGCTTTTGCGAAAGCTTTGTTTAGACCTACCTGAGCTTGGCTATAACCACGCTGTGCAGCTAGATCATTTTCGTTTAGATCTTGGTAGTACTTATTTTTTTTGGCTCCCCAAATGGATAATGTTTGATACCAGTTTCTTTTTCTGGTTTCCATTTGATATTCCCAATTTCGTCTATTTGCTTTGTTCTGAGCATTTATACTTTGGGTTTGTCCAATTGCTTTAAGTCCACCAGATACGCCGGCTATTGCAGCACTAATATCGCACACGGCAAAACTCTATAAAGGATAAATTGTTAGGTCCGTGTTTTAATTCCCTTAAAAATTTGAACCCGAGGAATTGTAGTAGCTTTAAATGAACTGTGTTTCTTTTATCAACTATGTTCCACAGCAACTTTTCTTTTCTACTTTCAACATAACGCTTTGCTTCTCTTGCAAAGGTGTGAGGATATTTCAGGATTGCAGGAGTACAGAGCATCCAGATCTGCCCATCAATTGATACTCCTGCCATACCAGCTATGTCACCGTTTGGAACTTTAAAATAAACACTATCGGTATTGTTCATATTTACAACCATAGAGTTTTTAGGATCATGTCCATGACCCTCTACAACTTCCATACGGTCTTCTGGTAGCAAGTTAGAAGCTACAGCAATTGCAGCTTCTAGCGTTGCAGGGTGAATATATTTAGACACGTTTATAAAATGCGTTTGAATAATCTCCTTCCCATGCCAATGAATAAAGTGTGGCTGGTGTAGGTTTATTTGATTTAAGTATTAATGTGTGATTTATATTTCTCTCATATATAGGTACAGTAACTTCCTGTTCTGTATCTATTGCTAATTTGTTTGCATTGTACTGATCGGCAAAAGTTGATTCATGTGTTTCATCATAATCAGTTTTACCAACTCTTTTGACTTTAGTGTCATATGCACCTAGAGGACCAAAGTTTAATTTTACTCTATGTATAACTAAGTTACTCTGTACATCAGATATAAACTTATCTCCTGATTGTTGAGTTACATAGAATTTAGGAAACTCAACTTCCATCTCATATAAGTAACCTATAAGGAATGTTTGTCCTGACCAGTCACCAGTAATTTCTAAGTTAGATCCATTTACTGTTATAGGTGTATAACTTCCTAAATCATTTCCTGCATCAATGTCATACCCTACTAACTGATTAGTACCATCAAATCCATTTGGTTTTGGAAATGTGGTTTTATTTGATGAAGAATTATATGTATTACCAGCTGTGGTAACAGACTTAATATTATCTAAATAAACCCTATAAATTTTATTGTCATTAGTAATAGTTTCTGTAGATTCTCCACTTAGTTTTAAATTAAATTTTTGCATGACATCAGTAGTACCATTACGTACAACTGCATAAATAGCATCATCTAACATACATAGATGTTGAATATTTCCAGATAATTCCCATGTAATCCAAGACTGCATTATACGTTTTTCACCAGCAGTAAAATATCTAAATCCATATAGACTTGTACCTCCTTTTTCAGCAAATACAATAAATGAGTTTTCTCTACTATTAGCAACAAGGTTTATATCTTTTGGAAATAATTTACTTATAACTTTACTTTGTTCAAGTATTACTGGTTCACCTTCACGAAGCACACTAGCCATTTCAAACATTCTGGTGAACTTACCAGCGTTATCAAGGAACGCTAGTGTAGTCCCAAGATTAATTGGATTTGTTCGGTGATTAAAATTATAAGTAGCTAAAGCATTTATTTTGGCAGTAAGAGGACTTAAGACATCACTATCTGTAGTCAACATAAACTGTTGATTTTTAGTAAATAACACTAATCCTGTATTAACTTGAATGCCATCAAAAACAATTGCTGGATATTCTGAACTACAAGATAAATCAATTGGATCTTCAGCTGATGCAGCTATTGCAGACTTAGCCCAGAAATTAAAAAAGTCTCCCGGTCTAGACATTATTACATTTTCATCACTTAGAAATACCAGTCGGTTTCTAAAGAAAAGCATCTTGTTTATTGTTCTAGATGCAGTAACTGTATCCTCATCTTGTCCTGATACTGTGGATATAAAACTAGGCTTAGGTGCAGTAAACTGATCTCCTACGCCACAATCTTCATAATCAACTTGACTTAACGTAAACTGGGTTGCACTTGTCCTGACCAATTGGATTGGCATAGTGCTTTTGTCAAATGCAATTCTTCTTTGTGGTTTATTACATTCTTCCCAAACACCATCTCCACTTAAATTATTACTAGCTATAAATTTGACGTAGTAATCATCTTCATCATTAGCACTATTACGTACCTTAACTACATAACCATGTTTACATTGCTTAGGTAAGTCAGCTACATCTTGTACTTCATCAGTTAAAACATTTAGTAATTCACTTACTGGTGTAGAAATATTGAAAGCTGCATCAGTGCGTTTGATATATAGTCCATTACCAATTTGCTCTACTGTAAATCCAGTTGAACCACTATCGACTGCTGAATTATTATGATCTAAAATTTCTGTTCTTAAATCAGCAAGAATACTATCAGCTGATACTGTAGTTTCATTATCAAAAGGTGTTGGTTTAGGACGTGCTAAACATAAGTTTGCAGGGATATTGGTTACACTTGCTTCATCAACACTTACTGTGTAACTAGTATTATTTTGAGCATTAGTCATCGTGACAGTTTTTGTGTCATTCTTATGCCAACCTAATCCACCGTAAAGCATATCTATTTTTACCGTATATCTACAAACATACGTAGGTTCACTTCCTCCCGTAGTAGTAGGTTGACCAGTAGTTGTTATACGAAAATAAAGATGTTTTTTATTACTGCCGTCAGCAACTTCAAAAAGTTGAGTTCCAACACTATCACACGTTCCTTGTGTTCTTAAATTACTACCTGTCGTACCTGTTGAATAACTAATACCTAATCTTGTTGCAGCTCTAACCTCTACTAAATCATTAGTAGCAGTACTGTTATAAATATCTACTCCGTACTGACTAGCATATTTAACTTGCTTAAGTTCAATAAATGCTTCAAATGGTTTTGTAGGTGCTACGTCATTTGCACCAGTAAGCATTGCAGTTGGCTTAGTTCTGTTGTTTATAAAGGTAAAGTCATTAAGAGTAAGGGTTTGTATATCATCATCATTTGTATGTTGTAGATAAGAAGTGATTGCAGTTGTGTCACCAACAACATCCATTTCAAATCCATCACTACATCTCCACATTCTTACCTTGCCATCATCAGCATGACCATTGCGTCTGATTACTTGTCCTATATATTGTTCATTCTCATCTCTGTAATAGCTAAACCATTTACCAGTAGTGTATGAGTTTTTAGTTCCATGACTTAATGATGAAACTAATTGACTTCCCGGACGCTTTTGTAATCCATGAGTTACATCAGGAAATACATTCTTTGCTGTAACAACTTGACCGGGAATTTTTAATTCGTCAGGCTGTTGAGAAATACCACCATTTACCGAATTTATTTTTTGTGTGATACTTGTCATTAGCGTTGTAGTGCTTTGTAAGGTTGATATGCTCTATAAGATTGGTTATGTCCAAGTCCAAAGTAAGAGTGATCTCCCTGATTACATTCATATTCCAAACAACCAGCTCTGTTCATAGCTTCTTGTTGTTGTAATAGTTGTGCAAGTTGTGGGTTATTAACTAGCTGTGTAGCTGCTCTTACTGATGCTCTAGATATAATGTATCTTCTAAATACTTGTGGGAGTTCTAAGAAAGGATATAAATATATGATGTCTAGATATACGTCATCATCAAATTCAAAACCTTTATCTTGTCCTTCATCTGCTTCTTTAACTTTGTCAAATAAATAAGCAACATTATTTTTATATTTAATAATAGTATCTTGTGTTCTATATACTTGACCTTCAGATACATCGTATCTTAATACATTATTTCCTACAGGTACGTACTTAAGTGGTGCACCAGTATTAGGACTTTTCTTTATATTAGTTTCTGTATTAAATACCCAGCCTTCATTCTGTACATCTTTGTTTACTTCAGTCAGAATGTTATAGATGAATTTTACTTCTGGGTTTGTAAAGTTTAGGGAATTACCTGTTTGTTCACTTTGACCGATAGCTCCCAGTATTGAGTTCACTGCGGATAGTTCTGTATCGGTGTCAATTGTTGTGGGAGTTGTCATAAAAAAAAAGGGAGCCGAAGCTCCCGTATAAATGTATAAATTATGAGATAGCACTATTACCAGTTGTTGCTCCCGCGAATAATTCAACGCAAGCAGCTGGGTTTAGATAATCTGTTCCCATAGCTAGTCTTCCAAGGATTACATCACCTTGGTAGATTACGGATATGTCTCCGTTTGTTACTTGAACCTGTGGTCCAATTGCTTCTACAACAGCAGCAGCTTCCTTCTGGAATATTAATCCACAAGACTTACTAAAGTCAGATGCAACACCGTACTGTCCATCAGTCTGATTACCATCGTCAGTAGATTCAATTCCTTCACCAACGTAGTTACCAATGTTTCCGGGGTTAGCTACGCCGGGGTTAGTAGCTGAACCAGAACCATACTTAGTACCATAATTACTAAAGAATGGTATGTTCATAGACTTATAGATCTTAATACCAGCTATTTCAATAACGCCTTGTCCACTTTGTAGTGCATTACCTTGAACGTCACGGTTTACTAAACCTGTTGAAACAACAGCAGATCCATTACCAGAAGCAGTAGCATTTATAAGTGCATAGTACTGACGAGGGTTAAGCACAGCAACTCTACCTTGAGAGCCTACGCCTTTTTCGTCTAGTGCAGCAGCAGCATCATAAAATGCATTAACTAAATGTCCGGGATCGTATGCATCAGATGCAGCAGTTCCTGTAGAACCAACACGAATCTGTGTACCACCGGGTTCTGCTTTACCTGAAGCAGATACTGGACTTGCCTTTCTAGCACCTTTAGCAATCGCACGGAAAATTCTGCGATCATAATGTTCTGCTAAAGCATATCCAATCTTCTTAGAAATCTCTCCTCTTAATTCGTAGTGAGCAAGAGTCTCATCTAGGTCATATACAAATGCAGAGCTGATTAGTAGATCATCCATGTTGATGGTCTTCTCAGCTATTGGAGGTGCCTTGTCACTATTACCAAGAATTGGTGTTCCGGGTGTGTGATAGTCGGCACTCATGCGACCTGTATAAATGAACTGCAATGATTTGCCGTTCTTTAATGTACGCTTCATGACTAAATCACGAGCGATTGTATTATATTGGAAGCCTTTAAACATCTCTCCACTGAACAATTTCAGATAAAGAGCGTACTTATCATTGGCTCCATCGTAGCCAGCACCAGTAGATAAATTAATCCTACCTAAACTGACCTGATTAGCATTAGCCATTTTATTTGTTAAAAATCAAAGGTATATTTACTTGTCTCGTCGCGCGAAAAGTTGTGAGTCTTAATTGGACTCATTGATATTTGTGGTCTATCCCACCGTCATGACGGCTAATTGGTATCCGCGTACGGGCAAAAAGCCAAATTGAGTAGGGAGGATTCGCACCTCCCCAAAGATCTACTTGATTACTCTTTTGTAAGCAATCTCTCTCC